ATTGAGGAATATGGTGGATACCTCTATGAAACCAGTAAAGAATAAGGGTCCATAAGAAAAACATCACAATATTAATAAGTATAATTTGCATTTAATATTATTTCTTCTCCTGTATTTTCAAGGGCTGCTAGAATTTTATCTTTATTGATAACGTCAATTCCGTCATTGTTATAATGCCGTCTAACTTGACCTAAATAAACCATTAAATAGTTTACAGATTCTGGAGTTATTTTATGGTGCTCTACTTTTGCCCTAAAACTTAGAATTTCGAATAATTCATGTTTCCATTCTGAAACAGAAATATTTGAATCGAATCTTTTCGTAGCCTCATAAACTATATCTGTATTATATAGAAAAAATGGAATTTCCAATTCTTCATCTACTAAATCAACATAAAAGTCATAAACATTAAATCCCATAGAGCATGATTTATGATCACCAGTTATAAAATCTTGACCAGTTAATAATTTTTTGTCTTTTTCTTTAGCATAATCAGCGGCTAATAAAGATGGTACACTATAAAAACCGTCTCCTCCAAATACTTCTACTACTCTTGTATGATACTCTTTTAAAAATTTTTTTTCAGATACTTCTATGACTGTTGGAGTTATACCAAATTTTTTGCAAGAATGAAATGCAAATTGAGATTCTACTGTATTAGCTTGAAAAAATACTATTAAAGGCTCAAAAGGTATTCCCCATTCAATAAGCTTATGAAAAACAAAATCGGAATCTACTCCTCCGCTAAAAGATAAAATTAACTTTTCATTTATATTGCTTAGTTCTTCTAATACGCCATTGACTGCATCAGTAAAGTTACTTGATTCAATTTTAGTAGGGGTTAAGATAACTTCTAAAGGTAGTAATCTATTTTCTATTTTTACTCTATCTTTAATATTATTTTTTAACCAATTATTCTTTGTTAACATTTCTTAACCCTAAATAATACTTTTGATCCTTATCATAATTTAAATAATATGGCAAATCATTGCCCCAAGGAAGTTGTATTCTTTCTATACCTAAAATATCTACTACAATACCCAGTTCTACAGGTTCATTACTTTTCTCTAATATCTTAACTATTTTTTCTATAGTTTCCTCTACTTGTTGCCTCTCCATTCTGACAGCGAATCTAGATCTTATTCTAGGGAGCATCATGGGCGCTAATATCAAAAATTACAATTTTACTAGCAGCTTTCCTAGCCGTTCCTACATTTGGAGCGAATACTACTCCCATTCTTCTATTGGGCCTCGCCATTGGTTTTCCAAAAATTCTAACATCTACATCTGTAAGTAGCATTGCGGCGGGAACGCCAGTAATAATAAAATCATGACTTGTACAATCTGCTAAAATAACTTGACTTGCTCCTTCTCTTAACAATTTTATCTCATCAATTGGAAGACCTAAAATTGCACGAGCATGTAAATCAAATTCACTTAAATTTTGAGTATATAGAGTTACTAGTCCTGTATCATGTGGACGAGGACTAAGCTCACTAAAGATAACTGTTGGATTATCAGTGCTTATGTCTACAAAAAACTCGACACCAAAAATACCTTCTCCACCAAGATCATCTGTAATAATCTTAGCCATCTCCTGTGAGTGAGTTTCTATAATATGATTAGTAAAAGTTTCTGCTTGCTTATTTTGCCAGCTTCTTTGGTAATCTCCTCGTTCTTGTTCATGTTCTATAATTGGACAAAATAAAGTAGGACCATCTTTTTGTCTTACCGTAAGAAGAGTAATTTCATAGCTAAATTAATAAATTCTTCTACTATAACTTTGTGTCTATCTCCACGCATATTATTAATAGCGTATTTCCAAGCAGCTTGAATCTCATTTTCATCGTCAACTACCATCTGCCCTTTACCACTAGAACTCATTACTGGTTTTACAACGCAGGGGAACCCAATTTGTCTAGCCGCCGATTTTAGCTGGTCTAGATCTTCAGCATACATAAAATTAGCTGTTTTTAGCCCCAGTTCGACAGCACGATCTCTAATCTTGTCACGATTCATAGTTAAGTTTACAGCTCTAGCGGAAGGAACAACTTTATACCCTTGCTGCTCCTTCTCTACTAGAAATTCTGTATTGATAGCTTCTATTTCTGGAACAATTAAATCTGGTTTATAGTAATTGATAACTTTCTCAAGTTGATTTGCATCAAGCATATCTAATACTTCAAAGTCGTCAGCAACTTGCATTGCAGGCGCTCCTGAGTAAGAGTCACACGCAATAACTGTGCATCCAAATTTTTTTGCACTCATAGTGAACTCTTTTCCAAGTTCACCACTTCCCAAAAGTAGAATTTTTTTCATTTACTGCCTCGCTAAATTAATAACTTTTCCAATGTCTCCCTCAAATGTATATGAGCAGACATGGTTTAGTTTAGTATTTGGGTCAATCCAAATTTCTCCTCCAAGCTTTTGCCATAGACGACAAAAAGCATAATCTTCGGAGAGATAACGATTATCACCATTCTCATCTCTATCAATAAGAGTGTCAAAAAATGCGTAACAATATTTTTGTAAAGAAGGATCAATGTTGCTATCATTTTTATAATGAAGGTCAGGATATTCAACCATCATTCTTTCAAATACATTTCTTTTAATACAGAAAAAGCCCGTCGAAGCGTCCCAAACTTCTACTGCCCCATTTTCAATACGCACCTGCCTCTTAACAGGGTCTACGTATTTAAAATTAAGAGCATACTGAATAGGAAGAGCCTTTTTTGGGTAGGCTGCTGCAATGATGTCTTTGTCCATTGCAATTGCCCTTAAAACCGATTCTGCGTCAAATTCAATATCAGCATCTATAAAAAATAGATGTGTTGCATCTGTAGCTAAAAACATTGCTGTAAGAATGTTCCTAGCTCTAGTTACAAGACTTTCGTTTCTGAGAGTTGTTAGTCGAAAGCTAACATTGTGTTGTGACAGTACTTGGCTTGCTTTAAACATACTTAAGAAATATTGATCAGTAATCATTCCTCCGTAACATGGAGTAGCAAAGAAGATACTTTGCTTTCTTAACCAATCTAAATTTACTTCTCCGCCTCCTTCTTTTATATTAAAAGGAGTTATTTCTAGAGGAGCATCTGATTGTGACTCCTCTGAAATATTGATATCACTAAGCTTAATTCCAGCCATTATTAGTCGAGGTCCTCAACTTTCTCGTCTGGACGAAATTCGTCGCTAGCTTCTCCAGCAAAGTATGCTGTGTTTTGAAGTAGCCACTCTTTCTGCTCTTCGTAGCTTTGACGCTTGTAAATCTTATCAAGCTCAAATAACTCAGCAGACTTTTCTGCATCACTCAATGCAGAATTTGAACGGGCTGGAATAACAGAGTACTTTACATTCTGTGGTAAAGGTCCTGTCTTTTCCTTCTTAATTGTGATATCATATCCTGCGTCATCATCGGCAGGGTTCCCGTAGTCAGGATTTGTAGCATAATCTACAATTTGCTTATAGATAGTTGAACGAAGGTCAAAAATCTTAATCTTGTTATCTTTTCTATCAATAACATTACATACATATGCAAACTGAGGCTTATCTGAATAAATATCCTCGTCAACTTCCTTCATAGGATCTTTTGCATTATTATTAAACCCTTCTGTTTGACGATCAAACTGTAGGCACTCAACTGGCATCTTCTTGCCTTCTGATGTAACTACCCAATAAACATATCTAGGTAGAACCTCTCCTATTAGCCTAATTTTTGTATCTCCAATTGGAAGAGTTAGTCTTTCAATTTCTCGACGCTGGCCGCTGCCACCGCCCGCATTACCTTTTGCTTTGTCCCAAGAGACCATTTTAGTTTTTCCTTTCTTGTTGAACTATGTTCTTTGTGTGTAGGTATTTTCAAAGATAAAATTAATCTTATCATCTTCAATACTAATAAATGGATTATTTTTAATTCCATCTATTTCTTTTAGTCCTAGGTAGTCTCTTTTTATATAAGGAGACTCCTCATCAATTCTTCTATACGATAGTAACCATAAATATTGTATTTTATGTTCTACTTTTGCGTATGTTGTTAAAAAATCTTTATTTAAAAAGTAGCTCTGAGGCTCTTCTGTTTTATAATTATTAAACAATTCAAATGATTGTGTATTTACTTTAATTTGATTTTTTAACCAGCTAGGCACTCTATCAATATAAAGTTTTTTAATCAAATCAAGAGAGCCATTAGCGATTTTTTTATTATACCCAAATGTAGAAGCATATGTCAATACAATTATTGCATCATAGTCCTTTTTAGCTTTCTTAAGTAGCTCATACCAGTTAAAGTAATATTTCTTCATAATTTATAGCCTCTTTGTTGATACCACTTAAACCTATTTTCTTGTTGTTTTCGTACTATCGGTCCCGTTAGCCAAAAATCGCATATTAAAGGACGTTTTTTCTCTGGGTGCTCTCTAATAATTCTACCAATTCTTTGCTCTAGTTTTATAGGATTATTTGATGGAAATACTAAAAATAAAGTGTCAAGTCTGTGACAACTAATTCCTTCATCAAAAAGTTTTGTAGTGAGAACTACTTTATACTTAGGACCTACATTGTCTAATATCTCTTTTCTCTGCTCCTCTCCAGTTTCTCCAATTAAAAGAACAGAGTCAGGTATAATTTTATTTAATTCACGAAGCCAATCTAGACGTTCTCCTAGAATGAGTACGCAGCGACCTCCACTCACTTTCGATATGGCATTTTCAGCAACTAGCCGGCGCAACTGCGAGTTCGATGCCAATTTATTGGTCTGTCTGCTCCAATCACGTTTTGGGTCAAGAACATTAAATCTAATGTCAGTTTGTAGTATTTCTACTTTTGGAGTAGCTAAAACTCTGGGGTCATACGCATATGATTTAAATGAGGTAAAATAGTCATCTAATACAATATGTTTTCCATCTTTTCTGCGGGGGGTAGCCGTAATAGCAATTTTTGCTCTACAATTTATAGCATTTACTGCTTGAGAAAACATATCTGCAGGGCATAAATGCGCCTCATCTACCATTAAAAGACCAAATTGATCATGTAGTTGGGGAATATTATTTAATACGCTTTTATAAATTCCAACGGTGATTTCTTGTATATCTAACAGTCCATCTCCTATTTTGCCAATTTTAACATTTGGAATCTGTTTTTCTAACTCT